TGCCTTTGCCCAAGCGCAATACAACATTAACAAGACCACGGAGAATGCCGTAGCGTTAGCTCAGGCCAACTTGGAACTTACAGACCTTGGCGAGCGTTTGGAAGGGCAACGCTCCGAGCAGAAAATGAATTATATTTCCTTGCTGCGTGAGGAGAAAGATATTGAGCGCAGTAATACGGAGGCGTATCTCGCCCGGTTAGAAGCGCAATTAAACCTTGATTCCGAATTGCTTAATTCCGAGCGTGAGCGTTTGAACGTACAACTGCAAAACATTGAAATCTTAAAGACGGCACGTCTTGCCGCTATCGAGGACGAGCTTGCAGCAACAACCTTGGGTACAGCACGTTACAACGAGCTGATTAACCAACGTGCTGAAATTGAGCAGAACTCCGCTGCCGAAACGGCCAAGATTAAAAAAGACCTAAACCAAAAGGATATTGAAGACCGCAAAATGGTTAACGATGCCTATATGAATTTAGCGCAACAATCAATATCTGCTCTTACTTCTATTTCTGAATTGTTTGCGGGAGGTAACGAGGCACGTCAACGTAAGGCATTCCAACTTAATAAGGCGTTGCAAATTGCAGACGCTACTATGGCTACTTATACGGCGGTTGTAGGTGCGTTAGGCGCAAAGGGTGCCGATGGCTTATTACCATTCCCGGTACGGGTTGCCAACGCCGTAGCCGCCGGGGTTATTGGTGCCGCCAACGTAGCAAAGATTGCAGCTACAAAGTTTAGCGCATCAGAATCACCTACCCCAGATACGACCGCACCGGATATGGGTTCCGCTGGGGCTTCTATGACCCCGCAGTTTAACGTAGTAGGCCAAGGTGGAGTAAACCAATTAGCCGCAAGTATTAACGGGCGCAATCAGCAACCCATTCAAGCATACGTGGTAGCGGGTCAAGTTACAAGCGCACAACAGTTGGCAAGACGCAGAGCAAGAACAGCAACATTCGGATAATGAAAAAAGTAATTGAACTTGTCCTTGAGGAAACCGAAGGACTAAACGGCATTAATGCAATTTCTATCGTTGAGCATCCAGCGATTGAGGAGAACTTTATTACCTTGGCTAAGGAATACGAGGTAGAGTTCAAAGCGCAGGACGAGGAGAAACGTATCCTTATGGGCGCAGCCCTTATTCCAAACAAAACAATCTACCGCAACCAAGGCGGCGAGGAGTTTTACGTGTACTTTTCTAAGGATACGGTACGTCGTGCGTCGGAGTTATTTTTGATGCGTGGATACCAAGGCAATACCACGTTAGAACACGCCGCAGAATTAAGCGGTTTGTCGGTGGTAGAATCTTGGATTGTAGAAGACCCCAAAAAGGACAAGACGGCTATCTACGGAATGGAATTACCAGAAGGTACGTGGATGGTTTCAATGAAAGTCAACAACGACGATATTTGGAATAACTACGTTAAGACCGGACGGGTTAAGGGCTTTTCTATTGAGGGCTATTTTGTTGACAAGATGCAAATGGAATCCCACCTTGAACGCATCGAGGAGGAGGAAGCAGAGTTTATGCTTTCCAATATCATAGCCAAGATTAAAAAGGATGGCCGCTTAAAGAGCAAGAAGCGAATCGAAATGGAATCGTACACCGACTACCCAGAAGCGGTACGCAACAATGCTAAGAAAGGAATCGAGCTAAACGAGAAAGGCGGAAACAAATGCGCCACGGCCGTAGGCAAGATTCGAGCACAGCAGCTCGCAGACGGACGTCCTATCAGCGTAGAGACCATTACCCGTATGTATTCGTACCTATCAAGAGCCGAAGCATACTACGACGAAACAGATATGCAGGCGTGCGGTACTATATCATTCCTATTGTGGGGCGGGTTAGCCGCCAAGCGTTGGGCAGAATCTAAACTCAAAGAATTAGGTAAATTATGAAACAGACCCCAAGCCGTTCCTCACCCAAAGGAGACAAGCGTGGCTGCTTGTGCAAGAATAACACCTATTCCAAGAAGTGCTGCGATGGTTCGCTCCAGGCACAAGGCGTGGGAGTTACCGTGAAGGTGCCAGTATAAAAATGTAACAAAATCAATTAAAGAGTAATTTGAATTATGAAAGCAACAGAAATTTTCCAGAAATTCTTTGCCGAGCTGTCCGCAGTTGAGACCTCCGAAGTTGAGTTGGCGCAAGCCAAGCTCGATAACGGCACCGTCTTGGAAGCTGAATCATTTGAGGCAGGCCAACCCATTTTCATCGTATCAGAGGAAGACAGAATCGCAGTCCCAGTCGGTGAATATAAAATGGAAGATGGCCGCATCTTGGTTGTAGTTGAAGAAGGTGTTATCGGTGAAATCAAAGAAGCAGCAGCCGAAGCAGAAGAAGAAGCCCCGGAAGTAGAGGTCGAAGTTGAAGCAGCTGCCGAACCTACTATGGAGGACAAAATCAAGGAGGTAGTAATGCCTATCCTTGAGGAGATGCGTGCAGAGATGTCCGCAATGAAAGAGGAGATGGGAGCGTACAAAAAGAAGCAGGAGATGTCCTCGGATATGCCTGCTGCTATGCCCATCCGCCACAACCCAGAAGCTGCCCCCGCTCCTGCACGAGTTAACCTCGCACAGAACGCACCGGAATCTTCTATCGACCGAGTTCTCGCACGTCTTAACAAATAAAATCAATTCTAAAAAATGGCTACTACTACTTCAATTACCACAACGTATGCTGGCGAGTTTGCTGGTAAATACGTTGCCGCAGCTCTTTTGAGCGCACCTACCTTGGACAAAGGTCTCATCGAGATTATGCCCAACGTATACTACAAATCCGTTATCCAAAAGGTTGGCACGGACGATATCTTGAAGGACGCTACTTGCGACTTCGACCCTACGTCTACCGTTACCTTGACCGAGCGTGTTTTGACCTTGGAAGAGTTCCAAGTTAACTTGCAAATGTGCAAGAAAGATTTTGAACAAACCTGGCAGGCCGTAGAAATGGGCTATTCTTCTTTTAAGAATGTACCCGCTTCTTTTACTGATTTTATCGTTGCTTACGCTGCTGAGAAAGTTGCCGCTCGTATCGAGCAAAACATTTGGGCAGGCGTTAACGCTTCTGCTGGCCAGTTCGCTGGTTTCCAAACTTTGTTCGCTGCTGATAGTGATGTTATCGACGTAACTGCTACTACCGTAACTTCTGCAAACGTAATCGCAGAATTGGGCAAGGTTGTAGACGCTATCCCAGCTACCTTGTACGGCAAGCAGGATTTGACTATCTACGTTCCTCAGAACGTCGCTAAGGCCTATGTACGTGCTTTGGGTGGCTTCGCTGCCGCTGGAGTAGGTGCTAACGGTGTTGACAACAAAGGTACTATGTGGTACGGTTCTCAGGACTTGTACTTTGATGGTATCAAGGTTGCTCTTGCCGAAGGTTTGTCTTCTAACAAAATGGTGGCTGCCCAGAAGTCAAACTTGTTCTTTGGAACTGGCTTGTTGAGCGACAAGAACGAGGTTCGCCTGATTGATATGGCGGATATCGACGGAAGCCAAAACTTCCGCTTGATTATGCGTATGTCCGCTGGTATCCAGTACGGAATCGGTAGCGACATCGTTTACTACGGAGCTTAATCTTTCTTAAAAATCCTGATAGGGGTGGTGGTGTAATGACGCCCCACCCCTTTCTTTTTTAACTTACTAAATACAAATAAAATGGCTTGTGCATTATCCCTTGGCCGCATTGAACCCTGCAAAGACGTTGTAGGTGGTTTGAATGCAGTTTACTTTTTGAACTACGCAAACTTGACGGTTACTTACGATGCAACCAACACGGATGCTATTGACGTTCTGGGAAGCGGATTGACCGCTTACAAATACGACTTGAAAGGTACCTCCTCTTTTGAGCAGGCCGTAACCTCAAGCCGTGATAACGGAACCACGTTCTTTGACCAAACCTTGAACTTGACCTTGCACAAATTGAGCAAGCAGTCTAACAAGGAAATCAAATTGATGGCCTACGGACGTCCGATTGTAATCGTTGAAGACCGCAACAGTAACTTTTTTGTAGCTGGCCTGGAACACGGTTGCGAAGTAACCGGGGGAACGATTGTAACGGGTGCTGCTATGGGCGATATGAGTGGTTACACTTTGACGCTAAACGGACAAGAGGCGGTTCCTGCTAACTTCTTGGACGGCACTTTGGCTGCTGCTGGAATTTCTACTATCGTTGTAGGTACCGACTTCTGATTATGAGCAAGCAATCTATCTACAATATGCTTGCTTCAAAGGCGGAGCCAGTAAAGGTTGAATTATCAATGAAAGATGATTTTGATTCGGCCTTCAAAGTAGCTGTTGATAAAGAATGGGATACCGTTAATGCGGTGCAGATTTTAGTTAAGCAAATTCCTAATGTTGAAAGAGCTTTGAATGATGCAAAGGCTAAATATGTTGAAGCAAATGCAATAGGTCAAAAATTTGAATCAGCAGCAAAAGAGCTTGGGGTTGACATTAGTAGTGGAACTCAAGCCACTATGAATTTATCTGGGTCAAAACCGCAAGTTATTGATAAGCTCTTACAGAAGCTCAAGAACATAAGAAACGAACTAAATACTTTTTAGTATATTTTCGTAAGCAAGTCTAAAAGGCCACCTCCGGGTGGCTTTTTTGTTTGTAAGAAAAACAAAACGTCCGACTTGAGTTAATTAGAGGATGAACATTTTAACTACAAGCGCAACAGCGCAGAATTTACAAATAATCCCTCGCTCGTTTCCTGCTTCTGTATCGGCACGGTTAACGAATGAATCTACCAATACCACCCAGACGCAAACAATCGCACCCACAAGCGCAAACGGGTATATGACCTTGAATGCTGCCTGGACTTTGAAGGCGGCAAACTTTTACCTATTAGAGGTGTTTAGTGGCGTAAATTTGATTTATCGTGGCCGGGTATTCTGCACCGACCAAACCAATTTCGAGAAGTTCACCGTGAATGCCGGGGTGTACGACCAAGAAACCGCAGGAGATAATACGTTCGTAATTATATGAGCAACATAAGATTTATGGCCTTAAACTCCTACGTTAAGCCGCAGGTAAAGGAGGTTAGTGGAAAGCAATGGATTGAGTACGGAGACGATAACAATTATTTCCAATACTTAATCGACCGATATAACGGAAGCCCTACCAATAACGCAATCATTAACGGCGTTATCGATATGATTTTCGGCAAGGGACTGGCTGCAACAGACGCATCCCAGAAGCCCGACGAGTACGCAATGATGATGTCGTTGTTTACCAAAAATTGCGTTAAGAAGGTTGTTAGCGATTTCAAGATGATGGGCAACGCTGCCTTTCAAGTTATCTACAACCAAGACCATTCAAAGGTCGTAAAGATTGAGCATATCCCCGTTGAGACCCTGCGTGCTGAAAAATGCAACGAGGAAGGTTTTATCCCTGCTTATTACTACGCAAAGAACTGGGATAGGGTCGCACAACGTAAAGAGGTTCCGGTACGCATTGATGCTTACGGAATGTCAAAGTCGGGTATTGAAATTCTTTATATCAAGCCCTACAAAGCAGGATACTATTACTACGCCCCAACAGACTACCAAGGTTCCTTGCCTTACGCAGAGCTGGAGGAAGAAGTAGCCAATTACCATATCAGCAACATTAAGAACGGGCTGGCTCCGTCTATGCTGATTAACTTTAATAACGGAACACCTACCGAGGACGAGCAAACCTTAATTGAGGCACGTATTGCGGATAAGTTTTCTGGTAGCTCGAATGCTGGCCGTTTTATCTTGGCTTTCAATGATAACAAGGAACTCGCAGCAACAATCGAACCCGTACAATTATCCGACGCAAGCGAACAATATCAGTTCCTTTCCTCGGAGTGTACACAAAAGATTATGGTAGGCCACCGGGTAACGTCCCCAATGCTTTTAGGCATTAAGGATAGCAGCGGCCTGGGTAATAACGCCGACGAGCTGAAGACGGCTTCTATCTTGTTCGATAACGTGGTTATTAGACCATTGCAGGAGATTATTCTTGATGCAATAGACCAAGTGCTATCTTTTAACGGAGCGGCCTTAAACATCTATTTTAAGACGTTACAGCCGTTGGAGTTTAAGGAGGAAATTGTTGCTCCTTCCGAGGTGGTGGAAGAATCTACCGGGGTGGAGGATAGCGGTATTGCAATGTCTGCCGACGTTAGCGACGAGGTGCTAAATAAAATGTTTAAAACGCTAAACGGTTTCGGCGAAGATGAGGACTTGGATAACTGGGAATTGGTAGACGAGCGTGCCGTTGACTATGAGCAGGAGGAGTATTTAGATTCTATTCTGCAATTTGCAAAGACCGGTGAGGCGTTCCCAAACGCTAAGAGTGAGCAGGACGGCGAAACCAAAGACGGACGTAAGTACAAGATTCGTTATGCATACGCACCCACGGCTGAAAAAGTGCAGAAGTCCAATAGCCGCCAATTCTGCAAGCTGATGGTAAGTGCTAAAAAGGTCTACCGCAAGGAGGATATTCTACGTATGAGCAAACAAGAGGTTAACGCTGGCTTCGGGCCACGAGGCGCAGCAACATACGATATTTGGTTATACAAAGGAGGCGCACGGTGCCATCACTTCTGGATGCGTAAGACCTACCTGGCAAAGGCGGAAGGCGTAACTCCAGACGCTAAAAACCCGAATGCCGACGTATCGGTAAACCAAGCACGCAAGGCAGGAGTCGACCTACCGAAGAATAACGGACTTGTAGCAAAACGCCCAGTTGATATGGACGATGAAGGATTTTTACCTAAAAGAAAGAAGTAATGGCCACGGCTCTCTTTATCAAGCGTGAGGATATTGTACGCAATACGGTTATTTCCGGCAACGTCGATACGGATAAGTTTATCCAATTTATCAAAATTGCCCAAGAAATTCACGTGCAGAATTACACGGGTACAAAGTTGTACGATAAGATTTCCTCGGATATTATCGCTAACACGCTTGCGGGCAATTACCTATCCCTTGTAACTGACTATATCCAGCCAATGCTTATTCACTTTGCAATGGTGGAATACTTGCCGTTTGCCGCTTACACGGTTGCTAACGGAGGTGTGTACAAGCACACGAGCGAGAATGCAACAAACGTAGATAAAATCGAAATTGATTATTTAGTAGAAAAGGAACGCACGATAGCAAAATACTATACCGAGCGTTTTATCGACTATATGTCTTTTAACCAATCTTTATTTCCGGAATACAATGCCAACGTCAACGAAGACATCTACCCAGACCGAGATTCCCGCCCGGCCTCGTGGGTTCTATAAAGTAAAAACCGAGAATCTAATTAAATTAAAAAAGTACCTGGAAAATGGCAAATAGCAT